CGGCGGAATGGGAATCCCCGCTTGAGCCATGTTCGAAAGCATTTCGAATTGCTCAGATTGCAGCGTGGAGATATCTGGCCCTTCCTCTACGATGATGTCCACATCGAGGCCGGAGACGTCGTTCTCCACATCGATCACCTCCTGAAGCCGTGGGTCACCAGGCTGCATCCCTGACTGCTGCATGTACTGCGCGGCAATCTCTGGCGGCACGGTGGACAACTTGTCCTCCAAAGTCACGCGCTTGTTCAGTCCAACCCACTTGATATTTCGCTCGTCGTCAGTCACGCGAACCCACTTCTCGGCAGTCCAGAATTGCTTGACGCGCATCCACACAGCCTCATAGACATCTCGCGACCACTGGCGCAAATCATCCACGCCAGGCTCAAGCTCCACGGCGCCGCCCTGCTGCTGCGCTTGGATGGCTCGCCCCGACTGCGTCTCAGTGTTCTTGCCGGCGAGCGCATTGTTGGGGCCGCTGGCCTGCATCTCGGCTGTCGCCTGTTGCATGAGCGCGATCTGGCCTTGAGCCATGTCGCCAGTAGGAATGACGCCGAAATCCTGGCCGAACTGGCTGCCTGCGTTGATCTCGACGTGACCATCTGGCTTTGCCAGCTCCTGCTTGGCTTTCTGAGTGTCGGTAATGGCCTGACCATTGCCGTAGGTCTGACGCACACTGAGCAAGTGCAAAGCCTTGGAGCGGCGCTTGTTGATCTCGTCTTGCAGCGAAATCATCGATCGAACCTCGCCGTATCGATTGTTCTCGCGGTCAATGAATGCGGAGCGGATGTGCAAGCTGCTGGCGCTCATGCCGTCCTTGTCCAGGTACGGAGAAACAGTTGGCTCTTCCAGGAAGCCGCCGCGGGTGAAGGTCGCAACCATCCATTCGCCACCCCATTCGTAGTGGATCTGGACAATGCGAACGCGCTTGCGACGGCTGTCGCACCAGATCATGCGCTGCGGTTTATCGTCGTAGGTATCGCTGATCGACACTGACGACATGGTGTTCTGGATAGCATCGACTGCGTGCGGCCATTTCTGCTGCGCATCACGACTGTCCATCCAAATCACAATGCCCTTGTACTTGGCGTCGCTGAAATCCTTCTTTGCGCTGTGTGGATCCCAGAACAGCTGATACCAGGGCACATGACGCAGGACGATCTTGGCTGGATCATTGGGCGTCTGCTCCACTACCACATCAACTCCGCCCGTCCCCTCAATCAGCATGTTCTCGTAGACATCCGAGCGAACCTGGTTGAACACGTTCTGATCACCCACAAAACGAAGGGCATCAGTTGCGGCCTCGGCGCCGCGCTCATCGTCAGGATTGCGCGGAAATGCCTTGGGATCGCTGCGCACGCGGCGTTCGAATCCACGTAAGAACTCCACTTTCCGACGGACGTAATTGATGGTCAGGGCAGGCTGTTTGCGCTTGCGCAGAATGGCCAACTCTTCCTTCGTCCATTGATCGTTGTCGTAGTAGTCTCGGTCACGCTCAGACAGCTGCCGCGCCTCCCAACTGGAGTTCTCCGCTTCTTCGAAGTAAGCCACGCAGGAGCGAAGCTGGTCATCCAGATCCGCATCGCCTGTGCTAACAACGGGTAACGTAGACTCAAGTGCCACTATGCGACCTTCCAATTCTCAGGTTCTGGCTCTTCAAACTTGCTGTACCAGCGGTCTTGGTACGGCGCCTTCTTCTCCTTGGCTGGGACGATGGCTGGGTGCGCCATGTTGATTGCGCGGCCTATCAGCGAGCCGGCGTCGACCTCGTCATCGTTCTTCCCTGCCGGGAACTTCAGGTACTGCGCAATTACTTCATCACCTTCAAGCCCCTCGGGGATCCATACCCGTCCGGCGGAAGCCATCGCTTGGAACGGCTGCGCCTTGGTCGGCTTATCGCCGCCGTGTGTTGGTATGGCCTCGATGCGGCAATACGTCTGGTTCTCCTGCATCATTCGGCGCACAAAGCCTTCGGACGATTTCCAGTTGTTGTCGTCTTCAGGGAACCAGCAAAACGGCTTGTGCTTCCCGAGTAACCCAATCTGACCATCCTTCTTGCTGCCGATAACCCTGTCCGCCATCGCGTCCATCATCATCTGCTGCCGGAATCCATCGAGCATGTAAAGATCGCCGCTTGGGTCGATTCCCCACACTCGAACGCAGGTGAAATCGTTTGTGCCGCCACCAGCTGGTGCGTGATCGCTGGTCAGGTATTTGTTCAGTTGCTTCGGCTCTTCGCCTTTTCGATAGCGGCGGAACCAGTCTTTTCGGAAGAACGTCCCCTCATCGGGCATCGGGTTCTGCTGGTACAGCGAATTCCAGTCACGAGAGCCAACAGCGTTCTTGATCCGCATCAGCGACTGAACGTCGTACTGCTCGGGCCAGAGAGCCTTATCGCCTTTTAGCGCCGGCAGACTCAAGACATCCCATCCTTCGTCCACCAGATCACTAAGCAGCCATCCTGATAGGTCGTCCTCGTGCCACCTGGTCTGGATCACGATGATTGCTCCGCCTGGCATCAGCCGCGTGTAGGCCGTCGATGTGAACCATTCCTTGATTTTCTTGCGGGACACCTCGCTATCAGCGTCCTCGCGGCTTTTCACTGGGTCATCGATTAACAGAAGGTGAGCGCCTCGACCAGTCAGTGGGCCGCCAATGCCGACCGCGTAATAAGCGCCCTTCTGAGATATCCCGTACTCGAATCCGCCATCCATGCCATCCACATGAAATCGCCTTGCGCTGCGGCTGTCGTCAGCAAGGCTGACCCCTGGAAACACAGATCCGAATACGGCGCCCTCAATCTGGTTCTTCACCTTTCGGCCGAAGTCGTCAGCTAAGTCCTGCCCGTACGTCGCAGCCACCACGTAGTGGGCTGGATTGCGCCCCATGTACCAGGCCGGGAAGAACTCACTGGCCAACATGGACTTTCCGTGGCGGGGAGGCATCGAGATCATCAGGCGCTTAACCTCGCCGCGCTCTACTGCCTCCAACTTCCTGGCGATCAATCGGTGGTGAGCTGCCGCCTTGTACCCAGGCCACTGATAAGCCGCGTATGCGACCAGGCGCGAAAACGCGAAATCTTCAGCAGTCGGCATCAGTTGTCAGCGCTCATGGCTGCGGCTACTGCCGCGTCACGCTGCTCCTTGCTTGCCACCTCGATGGATCCGCTGTGCTCCATCTCGACACGATTCAACTTTGGCGCCGCGTATTCGGCTAGTTTGGCAACCAAGTCAAGCGCCTTTGCGGGATCTGGCGCCACTGCGGCTTTGCCTCGGCCATATCCCTCTGCGACCTGCTTGAGCCACTTTCCATAGTTGGAGGCGTTGTCCTCAAGGACGCGTGTCACCGCCTCCCTGAACTCGGTCGTTGCCTTGTTCGGGACTCCCTTCTTTCGTCCGCCCGTCTTGGGCGTTCCTGGGTGTCTTCCGGCCATATCTAGACTTTTCCACTTTCTGGAACAATCTGAAGGCCGATCAGTTGTTTATTTCAGCCTTCGAACAGGCTCAACTGTATGGAACTGTCTGGACGATATGGCGTCCGTTTTTGCGGAGTAACTCGTGTGGGTGGCGTATCACTGCGATGCAGCACGCACCAGAGATGGATCAGGCGATTGCCTTTGGAGTGCGACGGCTCGACGCCGTCATTGCGATAAGACTTGAGGGTGGTCTTGGGAATGCCGGTACACGCTGAGATCGTAGAGAAAGAGAACCCACCCGCGCAGACTTCGGTGAGAAGGCGCGGAAAGTCTATGGGTTCGTCTTTGATCTGGGTGAGCATTGTCAGTTGTCGTCCTCGTCATCCTTTTATCGGTATTCCTTGCGTGACTGCACCTGGCAGCGCAGATAATCCCGCTTCAGAATCTCAATGGCGCCGACCATTGCAAACCTGCTTGCATCGGCTTCGATGATCTGGAAGCAATCAATGATCGTTGCGTCCGTCATCTCCATGATGAGAGCCAATTGCTTAACGCGGCCCTCGATCAAGGCATTGACCAACTCCCTCACTTGCTCGGGCATCGCGCCGGCATCGGCGGAAAGCAGATCCATCACTTCCCCTCCTTCGCCTTGTTTTGCTGAATGAGATCCTGCAGCCGCGCCTGATTCGGATTCATCAGCCGCTCGGTGGTTGTCAACTGCGCAGGCGCCGACTTCTTCCTCGATCCGAGGCGAAGGAACTTGGTTCGGTTTTTCATTCGACTTCCTCGATGCGTTTGAACACCTGCCCATTCCAGTCCTCGGCATCGGCCAGGCGGTGGAGATCGGCGATGCGCTGCTGATCCTGTTGGCGGATGTGGGCCGCTACGGCCAGGTTCTGGGCGAATTGCACCAAGGGCAACGGGGCGTTCATGCTGCCACCTCCAGCAGGCTCTGCTGCGGCTGGGCGACGGCCAGCGGGGTGATGGTGACCACCACGCGGGCGCCCTTCTCGTCCGGCTCCATGCGCTCGGCGACGATCTTGCGCACCCACTTGTCGTCCTCGATCGCCACGCCCTTGAGCGCGTCCAGCAGCACCTTGTTGGCGTTGTCGAGGTCGATGCAGCGCACGGTGTCGTCCCAGGCGGCGCCGTCCTGGCGCTGGCGCTTGAGGTAGTCCTGCGGGCGCTGCGGGTACAGCTTGACGTCGATGGCCACGCGGCCGACCAGCGGCTGCTTGATGCCGGCCGCCTTGCACTTCCAGCCGACCAGGCGCTTGTATTCCTCCGCTTCCTTGGTCACGTAGGTCATGGACATGGCTGGGCCGCCGGTCTTGGGCTTGATGACGCGCGTGGCCCAGTAGCGGTTGGCCGACAGCGGGTAGTCGAGGGTCAGGGTGATGGGTTTCATGGTCGCCTCAGAACGGCATGGGATGCAGAAATACGGTGTGCCGCAGATCATTCACGACGAAGCCGTCGGTGGCCTCCAGTACGATGAACTCCTGCCCCTGATGCGCCCGCGCGAGGCGCTTCGCCTCTGCTATGGCCGCCTCGTTGGACTGATGTTTGTGTTGCGGCGCCCTTGTCCCGGTTGGCGACCAGACGAGCCAGAACTTTTCCTGATCCATCATCTTCTCCTTGTTGTTCGATCTGCCCGGTTGGGCCGGGCGTGCGGTGTTTAGGCGGCGAGCTTCGTGCCGGCGCGGTAGACGTCCC